GAATCGTAGAGATTATCTTCGATTGCTTCTTCAGTAAGCGAGAAACCCATTGCAACTGTCTCGTGAGTGTAACGAGCAGTCCAAGCTTCTTGCGCGTTGTCATACTCGATTGCAGAACCTTCACCCTTAACAGGTGCGGCACTGAAACCAGACAACTTAGTTTCTTCCTCGAAAGACCTATCCGAAGATTCAGTCTCGAAGATTTCAGCAGCCTCATCGCCATACTTAGCGTATTCGAGACCAAAAAGGGCGTTTAGACCCGGTAGTAGCTCCTTAAGGAGTTGCGCTCTTGAAATAGCCATTTGCTAGTCTCCTTATACGCCAGTTGTGTTGTTGTACTGGTGCAGGTTGATCTTGACGATCAGCTCCACAAAAGTATCAGCAGCAGTTTTAGTTTCGTCTACTGTGTCAATAACTCGCACAACTAGACCCGCTGTTGCAGCTTCTGAACCCGCTAGTACTGATGCACCAGAATTGCCAGTAGCTGTGTCACCCGTACCTGCCAAAACAGACATGTTAGCACCTACGGAAGCGCGAGCTGCCGAGGACATGGTGCTGTTAGCAGCAGTTACGGCAACTTTAAACGCCGCTAGTGGGTCGTCAACTACGATAGCAAAAGCTTCTGTAACGCTAGTGCCGGGGTAGTACTGAGCCGGTGTGAACTGACTCAATGAATTGACGTACTGAACACCTACACAGACGCCCGCAGGGGAACCTGTAGTGGTACCAGTAAACTTCTCACATGTGCCTGCCGCTACGATTTTTACCAAATCACCTGCAAAGATAGCCGTGTTGTAGGTGCTCGCTATAGGAATAAGGCGAGTTTGACCTGCATAAGGCATACCGTCTACACGGTTAATCGGCTGAAAGCCGTAGGGAGCACTGACTGTTGGATAAGCCATTATAAATCACTCCTAAAAATAAGTTAATTTCCTTTGCCGAAAGTAACCTTTGTCTTCCTATCGTTAAATATAGGCATACGAGGGTCGTTTTCACGCATCAGACTTTGATCGACAGATCGCATTTGAGATTCCGTTAAGTTTTCGTAGTACTCGGTGCGTTCTTCGACTAGTTCTATTGGGGCCTTACACAGCATTAACCCACCAACAATGACATTATCTTTGAACCGTGCGTCGGCAACGGCGTCACTAAATATCTCGGGGTGGTCTTCTGCGCGTACTGGCTCCCAACCTTCACGTAACTTTGAGGATACATTAGTGGAATCAGGTTGACCCATAGTGCTTACACGAACCCAGTGAAACTTGTACCCCTCTTGAGGAATGGGATCAGGCAACACTGTTGGCCTACTCCACGCCTTTTTACGTACAGTTTTTTCACGGGTTTCCGCGTCTCGCTTAAGTCTATTTTCAGCCATTATTGTTTCCTCATTAATTCAGCAGCCTGTTTGGCGTAAGTTTCCAAGGGTACCCCAAGTTTTTTTGCGATAGCTATTTGTGACTGCGTTAGCCTAATTTTTTTAGGCGCTGTGCTCCGCGTAGCGGGTGCAACCACATTGCTAGATTTTCTTTGAGTACTTTCTGGTTCATCCTCTATCCCGTCATCAAATTGATCGGGAAATACTTGTTGCATACGAGTGTTAATTTTCTCGTAGTAAGTATCAGTTTTGGGGTCTATCCCCTCTTTTGTTAACTTGTTATGCAACCCCAATGCAAAGGCAGTCATTTCGTCGTCTGAGCCGAACCACGGGTTATTATCGCGCCACGCTTCTGCTTTTTCGTCTCGCTGCACTTGAGGCTGGGGTGCCTCTACCTGCGTTTGTACAGGAGTTGGCTGGGGTTGTAAAGGTTGAATCTGCTTAGGTTTCAACCCGTTAACTTTTTCTAAACGTATTTGAGCAGTGTTAAGCAAAGTCTGAGCCTCTAAGATTTTATCTGGCTCTCCAGACTCATAAGCCTCCTTGTACTGGCGTTGGGCCAAAGCCATCTCGCCATTCACTTGCTTTTTAGCAGATTCAATCAGCGTATTATGACTCTGGTTTACCGAGCCTTTTAGCTTTTTGTTTTCTTCTATAAGGTTTTTAGCATACGACTCTAGGGCTTCTCGCTCACGTAAGGCTTCTTCTTTAGCCCTACGCTCATCGTGGTAGCCCTTACTAAAGTGCTTGATGCGGTTTTTGACCTTATCAGAGTAGTTTTCTAGCTCTTCGTTAGTAACTTCCTCTGGTGGTGGAGATGCTTTTCGCCCACGGTCCTCTTCAGGAGTGTCGTCCTCCACTTCGATTTCTACTTCCCCCGCTTTAATAACATTTTTAGCGGACTTCAAGTCTTCTCGACCCACAGCACCTTCTACTTCAAGGGGGGCGTCTTCTTCTACAACGTCTATCTCAACTTCTTGCGTTGTTTCCTCTTTATCAGGATCGGGAAACTCAAATTCTACATTCTGTCTAGGCATGGTCTAACTCCTTATGCACGCGAAACAGCTCGCGGATCGTCTACAACGGCCTCAATAGAGTCGTCATTCATTAAGCGAAATTCCTGATTCCCCACCTTAAAACGCGTGCCGGTGTTGGCTCGGAACATCACGTGGTCACCTACTTTGCACCAAGGCCCAGTAGGAAAACGCTCTTTATCGCTGTATGCTTGCTCGCCCATATCAAGCACAGACCCCACAGTAGACAAGATATATTCCTCTCGACGAGTAGATTCTGCTTTGAGAAGCCCGCTTTCCCCGAAAGTATCTTCGACGTTAGGCAGGGCGATAAGCACCCTATACCCCACAGGCTTAGGGATAGAGGCTTCTAACTCTGCCTCTTTTACCGCTTCTACTTCGATACGCTCGCTTCTTTTTCGTTCTAATGCAGTCATTGCGGGGGTTGTTTCGGCAATAGCGTCTACCCCACTAACGGTTACTGTTTCAGTCATCTTCGTCATCCATATAGTTACGCGAAAGGTCGCCTACTTCTCTTAATGCAGCGTTTAGACCTCGAATCACACCGCATACCTCCTTATACTCGGCAAAGTCTTTAGGACCACCCGAGGTTAAGAATTCTTCGCTAGAGCCTTTAAGCTCTGTTAATTTTTCGTTCAGCACGTCAAAGACGGTTGTAGCCACTAATTATCTCCTTATTGGGGCCTTTGCCCCTCCTTTCTAGCTTTAGCTAAATCTAGTATAGCTTTCGCCTCGTCCAAATCATTCTTAGCTTGCGCTTGTTCGTTCTGCGCTGCTATACGGCTCGCTTCAATAGTAGCGGTGGTTTTAGCTTTTTCTGCATCAAGCTGTAATCTTGCCGCGTCAAGTTGCGTATCTGCTTGATCTTTCTGAGCTTTACGCTGCTGCTCAGCCTGTTTAATTTGCAATTCTTGCTGTTGCATTTGAATGATTGGGTCTTGGGCTTTTTGCTGGGCCGCAGCTTGCGCTGCCTGTTGTTGTTTCTCTTGGGTAAGCTGTATGCCCGCTTGAGCTATAGTCTGAGCAAGCAACGCTTCTGCTTCTGGAGCCAATACTTCATTCGGTGCAGGTAGTGGTGCACCTAATTTTTGCTCTAGCTGTTGCCTATATAAGAACCCAGTGTGCTCAGCTAAGTGAGCACTGAGCGCGGCCATAATCTGTTGAGCAGCAGGATTTTGCCCAATTATTGCCGCTATTTGCGGGTCTTGCATAAACGCTTGATGCGCAGCAATATGTGCTTGATGATCTTGAGTAATAAACGCTTTGATGGGCTTTCCTACTAATACGTTCATGTTTTCGCTCACCGGATCGGCAGGCGTAGAATCGTCCTCAGTAGGTACAAGTTTGTCAGCGTTCTTAATCCCCAAGACCTCGATCATCTGACGATGAAGCTGAGGCAAGTCGTAAATTTGTGGAGCAGCCTGCGCCATCTGCATAACAGTCTGATATTGCACAACGCGCTGTGCCATCGTGCTGCTATTAGGATCACTGACGGGAATTACTTCCACCATAGCGTAGTCGGCTCTACGAGCGCGAGGTTCACCACGGTCAGGCACGTACAAATACTCTTCTGGCGCGTACTCAGCAATGATCTTTCTCAGGAGTTTAAACTCCTGCTTCATCGAGTAATGGACACGGGATTGCACCGCAGCCATTGGTTTGAGCGTACGCTCTAGTAGCGCAAGAGTAGTTCCAACAGGAGCATTAGCACTCATGTCGGATATGTTCATGTCTGAGATAGCCCCTAAACGTCGGCCCTCTTCAGTAATCTGTTTGAGTAAAGCAAAGAGAGTTTGGCTAGGTTCCGTGTAAGGAAGAGTCATAATGTTGTCGCGGATCGAGCCTGAAGGCACATCTACATCACGAAACTCACCGGGACCAATCGGCGTGTCGTCCCCTTTAACCCGTAACCCACGAGATTTAAGGCCCCCGGGGAGGTTAGATAGCGTTCCAGCGTCAACTAATTGACGGATTAAACTAGTTCCGGCGCGAGCGTAGCCACCAATAATGTGAATTAAACCAAGGCCATAGAAGCCAAATCCGGGGACGTATGCATAATGAACAAAATGTTGACGCTTGAGCGTCAAAGAATCGTCGGGGTTCCAGTTACGGCGTATAGCTAGTACTTTGCCCGTACCCTTCTCAAGCGTTACTACATAAGGCTTTGCGACTTGCATGGAATCTTCGCCATCTGCCCCGTCTACACCGTCAATATTCAGGTCAGCGTGCACTTCAAGCACGGTATAGCGGTCATCAGAAGTTAAAGAAACGCCTGATTGCTCTGCTTTAGCCTCCTCAACATCGGAGAAAAACGACACAGGATCGCCCAATTCTATTCCTCGATAGAACCCAGCAGCCTGTAGCTTAACCATTTCGTTCTTTGTCTTGCGCATGACATGCGTAACGCGCTCTGCGGACTCAATATTAGAGGCACCGTAGGGCACAATCACGTCTTCAGCAGGGATATACAGGGCAATCTGACGACCTAAACTAGGGTCAAAATACACCTTTTTAAACGCTGAACCAGCCAAACCAAGGCTGTATAGTAGCCTTTCATGCTCGGGACGGTACTCGACCATAACCTCAGTCAGTTCGTAATTCATATCCGTCTTAACACGGAGAGCTGCGTCTTCTTTGTCTTGAGTGACTTCCCCTAGAATCTTAGTCTTTACAGGCCCCGCAGCGGGAAACGTCTCACTCATGGCCTCCGCTTGGAACCGGATAGCCGCTTCTGCTAGGACGTTAGAGTACACACCACAGGCGTTTTCCCAAGGCTCAGTACGCTCCTCGTACTTCATGCCCAAAACGTCAAGACCCGTAACATACGTCTCCGCCCAGTCACGTCGAGCGGCCATGTCACCTTCCACAGCCTCACACAGATCACCAGAAATCTCTTCCAGTTGATTGTCTTCTAAGTAATCGGCCAAGTTCGCATCGAACGGGGCGGCGTCAATCTCTGTGGTTTCTTCGCCAAAACTAATCTCTACACTACCGTCCTCAAGCTCTACCATCACGGGCATGTCTTCATCAGTAGCAATAGCCATTTCTATTACAGCATCCGGCTCGCCCATGTTTTGTGCTAATGCTTCGTCGATGCCTTCTGGCATACCGTATAAACCTTTCTCAATAGCCATTCTATTTTCCTTTAGTAAAACCCGCCACGGTGCCTGTACAAAGGCTCGCTCTCGGCCTCGTCGGTCGGTAGGGATATGAAGC